GCAGAAGGTTCGATCCTCCAACCGCCCAAATTCAGCTTCTTTACAAGTGTACCCTATGCTAGATAAAAACCGCATGTAGTCTAGTTTGAATTTTTCCCGGAGCCTCTCAAGCGTGTCGTCGCCAATTGAGGCGACTTTATGCTGTTGATTTTCATATAGTCCGAAACGCACTAAACAAAAGTACACTTTGTTGATCACTTGCATTCGCGAGTTGCCACTAAGAGTTATCATTGAGCCGCTGCGCACAATGCCCGCCTCGAGTTGTTCAAGGATGGTTCCATCCGAAAAAATCACTCGAGACTTAAGCAAAGAATCATAGCACGCATCAAAACCTCTCTTAAAGACATCATTGGGATTTACACACAATCGCCACCGCACATCACGTTCCATAAGAATGGTGTGTTGTGAGGCGCTCATGTCCCACCCTTTCATGTCTTTATCGCAAATGCCATCAGTTCCGTCGTCCAGGTCTTTGAACAAACGGTGGAAACCGCCTCTAACATTCGACATGCCGCCTTTCGACGGTATTTCTCTGAAATTGGCAATCTCCGAAGTCAACGAGGAGTCAAGGAATAGGCGATGCACAAGTTGGTACTCAAGTGGCAAAGCCCAAATCAATCGTAATCGACCCTCGATGATTTTCTGGATCTTGTGGGGTTCTGGTTTGACAAAAATGCGCACAGTAGGGTCACGCAAGGGTTTCCCCTGGCGTAAATCTTCCATGAGCTCCAAAAACCGATGCCGTGCTTGAGCAAACAAAGCTGGGTCTTGCAAGACAGACTCGTTGTTTCCAACTCCCTGCCAAACATAAGGATAACCCGGCGAAGATTTCTTCTCAACACGCTCCATCAGCAACACAAACAAACGTTCACACATTTTCACATCAGGAAACACGGAAAAACCACACTTCCAACGAGCACTTGTGTACAACTTTTCCACTTCATCAACAATGCAGCGCCACAACTTTGGTAAAGGCGCGGGGCTGCGATTGAAGCTTCCAGGAACTTGTTTCAAGAAGCTGACTTTTTCTCCTCTGGCGCTGGTATCTGGTTGCCCATAACCTGCTGCGTCGAGGCGCCACCGGTCATGGCAACCTGGCTGGCTAACCCAGCGCTTGTTTGGCCTGACAAGGGGACGTTCTGCATCAACACTGACAATGAAGGGGCCGATACGATTTCCGGCTCGATACGCTTCGGCAAGATTTTCAGTAGGGTCACGTCGTCGCTCCTGATGTTCAGTCTCCTGCCATCCGGGAGGTTCGACCACCTTTGCATCACCTGCTTCCCCTCCTTGATCACTGGTGACTTCGTCTTGAAGTCTGTGACCACCCGCCAGTCGCTCCATGGGAGCTTCTCTTGGTATTCCTTCAGATCTTTTTCCGAGATCCTC